GTACCTGCAATCAGGTTAACCAAAGTTTCGTCTTCAACGCTGTCGTCCAGCAGTTGCGACACGAAGCTCCAAGAACGCGGAGTAGCGAATGCGCGGCTTGCTGACTTGGCATCAAAGTCATACAGGTCTTGCTTGGCAAAACTCAAGTAACCAACCACGTCCTTGTGGATCTTGTTCTGCACAGCCCACTCTTGCCAGCTAGCAAAGTCCACCTTCATCTCTTGGTGGATGAAGCGGTTTGCCAGCGGAGTTGGCATGCGGAAAGTAACACCCTTGTCGCTTTCACGGTTACCTGCGGCAACCATAACAACGTTGTCGGGCAATTTGTATTTGCCAATACGACGGTTCAGGATCAGCTGATAAGCGGCAGATTGAACGCTGGGAGCGGCACTGTTCATTTCGTCCAGGAACAGCACCACGATAGGATACTGGCTGGCAGTTGCCTCGTCAGGCAGGTCTACCGGAGCGGCCCAATCCATCATACCGGTGTCTTTGTTGTAGAATGGGATACCACGAATATCGGTGGGTTCCATCTGGCCCAGGCGCAAGTCATACATCACGCCACCGAGGTCATTTGTAATGCCTTCGACCAGTTCGGACTTGCCGATACCAGGAGGACCCCACAGGAAAATGGGACGCTTAACTTTGAAGGCTTGCAGAATGGATTTGCGAGCCTGGGTGGACGTAACGGTGCGGCTATCTGACATGTGTTACCTTTCGGGGTTAAAAATGTTGCTAAGTTGTTATTGTAGTTGATCTTGAATATTAGGTCAACTGTTGATTGTTGCAAAAGGACTGTTTTCTTCTTTGTTCTCTTGCATGAGTTCTGCGGCTTCAACCACAAAATTCATGGGAATTTCGAGTTCACGTGCTACTTGGGCAAAGCTCTTGCCTTCGTTTAGCAGGCACTCAATATCAAGTACCAAATCGCTCATCTTGCTCACTGTGGACTCCTTGTTTGCTACAGTAACTCTATTATAGCAAAACGCGGTTTTTAGGTCAAATAAAAACCCTGCACAAAGCAGGGTTTTAAAAAGTAATACTTGAGTATTACATTGTAGGGCCGTTGCCGTTTTTAAACCCTATTTCCCCACCTTCCGCGACAATACGCTTGTAAACGTCTTCCAACAAGATAGGACGGAAGTCAGTTTGCTCCACGCAGACACAATGGTAGCGAACATCGTTGTCTGTGCCATATAACACAGCACCGGTCCGGGCATCTACTCCACGTGCTCGCTTGACACGAGTGGCATGCAAGTGTCCGTGAATGTTCACACCAAAGCGACCCAAGCTGGCTTCATGCACAGGGACGTGACTCAAGATCATTCCGTTCAAAACATGGTATGCTCGCAACTCACGAAAGTATTCACGATACTCAACATCAGGAAAGATATCATGGTTGCCACGGATCAACACCTTGTCGCCGTTCAAGCGACTTAATGTCTTCAATGCCTTACGATTGATAACAACATCGCCCAAATGGTAGACCTTGTCACTAGGACGCACAGTGTCGTTCCAACGGCGGACCATTTCCTCGTCCATCTCATCAGGATTGTCCCAAGGACGCAACTTCACAGTGGCATCATCTGGGTGAGTGAAGCGACAGACACCAGCATGACCAAAGTGTGTGTCGCTAACTAAAAATGTTGCTGGCATCTTGTGCTCCTTTCTTTCAATTTATAATTATACGAGATTTTGAATATTTGGTCAATCAGCAAAAAGTATTAGTTTTGTGCATGCCAAATTTCAGCAAATCCTTCGTCCAGGGTAGGCAGTTCAAAATTGTTGATCATTTGCATCAGCACATCACTGGGGATTACCTTGTTGGGACGACTACGCAGCCTACGATCCAGTTCTTCAACGTCACGGTGCGTGTCAAACACCACAGCAATGTGTTCATAGTTGGGCAACATACGAAACTTCTTGGCACGACTAGCAACAGTGGTTGAAGTTTGGTCCCAAATCAAGTCCAGGTTGTTGTTACGACAGAACACTACCTGGTCTGCCATTAGTTTCACAGCAGTAGGCATATACTCGTCAAATACTTCGTTGTAGGTCTTGCCTTGCTGACTAGCATAGGCTTCAACTAAGTTGTCTGTAGAGACTACAAACATACCCAGCGCCCAAATCTGGTCCTTGATCCAGGTGCTTTTTCCTGCACCTGGTACTCCAACTAACTGATAACAACGTGGCATTATTGTTCCCATCCAATTTTTGTATTACGCCAATCATCGGCGTGGTTGTAAGGCTGTTCGGTGCTGTCGTACGTCCAGCCTAACTGGCGCATCAGTTTCTGCTTGACTCTCAAGTTAGGAATCCTAGTGCGCTCGCAATCTTGAAAACCCATCATCACACCAACTTCGGCCACAGCACCTGAACGACACAGGCCAGCATAGCAATGCACAACTACATTCATATGATTGTCTAATGCATGCTTGAGCAGGCGTACAATTTCTGCGGCTTGCTCATCCGAGATCTTGGCTTCGTCTGGGAAACCGTCCTTGTCCTCTGCGTCCAAAAACTCAAAGCGATGTGTCTCTTTAAACTCATGGGCAGGGGTAGGCCACCAGCCGGGGGCAGGATCCATGATTTGGATCAGCATTGAGTTTGGGCCAGCTTCGTGATGGAACCTCATGGGTACATCTGCGGCAGCTACGTTTTCAATCCAGGCCATAAAAAATCTCCTAATGCGCAATTATAACACACAAGGAGATTTGAGTCAATACACAATAATGTATTACTTTCGGTATCTACGCTGATTGTGTTCAGTTGGTGGGTCTTTGAGCAAGTAACTACGGCCAACAAGACCATGCTCGATTTCGCCTAGTGCAGTAACGCCAGCGCTGTGGTTACTCAGCACCTTGGGCTGATGTCCGCGATTGAGCTCTCTAGTGCGAGCAGCAGCAATCAACACAAGATCGTATCGATTGCCCACAGCCTCCGCGGCTTTTTGGCTATTGAGTCCAGTTAGTTCGTCAAGTTTCTTCATTTGGTGGTAGTCCGTTGGAATGTTTGTCTGAAGTACGATCAGCATCTTGAAACAGACGCTTTTCTTGTGCAGTGAGTCGATCCTTGTGGGTCTTGCGAGGGTTACCACAAAGGTAACAGCCTGGGTTACCACAATCCATAGTATGATGTTTTGCCAATCGGTGCGGTTGTTTAATAACAGTGTCATTAAACTTCAAACCGTGTTGTTTTGCAATTTTTACCTGCCGGGCAATGGCCACGTCAGTTTTGTGGCGACGTTGTGAATTAAGGAATTTTGCTAGATCGTTACTCATAACATATTTAAGTTTTATCGACTGCGCAGGCCTTGATTTACTATGCTGACATCTAGGTCAAACATGCTGCTCAAGAAACTTGTGTAGTCTAGTACAGTATAGTCTTGATACATGGGTTTGTCAACCCAGGGTATTAGGCCATTGGCAGTTCTGTCGCCAATTTTGACAAAAGACTCGCCCAGCATGCTGGCAGTTTCGCCAAGAACTTCGCCCAAAATTGCTCGTAGATTTTTATTGCGTTGCTCTAGTATTTTCAACACAGGCAATTCAATTTCCATAAAAAATCCAAAGTCACTTTGCTTGTCAGCTTGCCAGGCAGTAGGATCAAAGCCCCGATACAAACACTGTCGCATGGCGTCTTGAACGTGCCTGCTCATTTTTGTTGCTGTACGAGTTTCCAAGGTTTGATGATAACTGTGTGCTCGATCTACTGCTGGATCTCGTCGGCACAGATCCAACAACTCATACCACCCACGTATGGCCAACTCGGGCAAATCTGGAGTCCAATAAAATGGTTCCCAGATCACATTGTCAGGAAACCCATTGGATTTGGTACAATAGCTGTTGAGTCTCAGTAGACCTTCGGGGAAAAAAGCCTGTGCTTTGTTTTTGTTCTGTATGATACAGGGCTTGTCCGTACCGTTGAGCAAGCAAGCTCGTCGCCCTCCTATGCGTTTTTCCAGTGCCGCATGCTTGGCTACACTGAGCCAACGCCCAAATATCACACCTGGTTTGGGCCTAGCGTCCTTGAACAATTGTTCAGGATCTCGAAAAGACTGCTCAACAATATCCAACCATGGAATCAACGTAACATTGGTTCCCGGATGCGCTTGTGCATACTGATATGCATAAGGCACAGCATGGTACATGATTTCGCCATACCAATTGGCTGCATGCTGACTGTGAAAATCTGTGCCACTTTCCAATTCAGGCGCTACAAATATCACAATGTCGTCAACATGCAAGCCCTGTTGATCAAAAGTTTCAAGAATGTTTCTGCTGTCCCAGCCACCGCTGAACATCACGCCTACATAGTCGTATTGTTCTCGAATTTGTCTAGCCCTGGCAGCATACAGCTGATCCAGAGTCTGATGCTTCCACAATCCCAGTTGGTGCGCATCCTGCCAGACTTGGTCGTAGTAGTGCCACTGAACAGTGCTCTGCTGATTTCGAGCGGCACACAGCGCATCTCGATTGGTATAGAACACGTCATTGCCTACTGTGTAGTGCCCTGACGGACTGTAGAGTACTTCGCCCACACTGTCGGGCGCTGGAATATAGGCCATTATCGATCTAGAATGTTGCGTTTGAATTCTGCGAGCAAACGGTCGTAATCTGCTGGTGTGCCGCCAGCAGGTTTGGTGTTTACTGTGGACACAAACCATTCAATCATAGAAGGTTGACTCAACACCTGATTGAACAATCGATTGAGTTTGACCAATTTGTCGTCAGGGAAGTTCTTGGCCACGCTGATACCTTGGCCTGCCACAATACCCATCTTGTCAAGATTGCCAATGATCTTGATCTTGTCTTTGTGAACAGTTATCAAATTGTTGGTACTAACAATCTGTGCCACAGGCACATCTTTGCGCAATAGCCCCAACATGAGTTCGGCATCGTTTCTGAAAGGCACAGTCTGCACACTGGGTTCCAATTTCATTTTGGAAATCAACAACGGGGC